AGGTACACGTGATAGTTCTTTAGGAATATCTTTTACATCTGGTTTGGTTACAACAGCTAAGTGTACGTTACCACCTAATGCCATACCGTCTTGAGAAGGCAATACCTTTTTGTTTCTGTCTTTAATCTCTTCGATAGTTTTGATAATGCCCTTGTGTTCCTCTGGCATTTCTTTGCCCTTCTCCACAGAGTAGAAGTCATCGAAGACAACAACGTCTACGTCACGTAAGAAGCCGTAGTCATTCTGTACTGTGTCGTATGAATGCCCACCATCAATGAAAGCAAAGTCAACCTTATCAAAGCTAACCTGCTCCATTGTTTCGTTGGTATTACCAGCATACAAGTTCCAGCTAAATGTTTTACCATTCTCTAACATCTTCTGCGAGAAAGCATCAAGTCTTTTGTTAACCAAGTCTTCTGAGTTATGTGCCTTGATGTTAAGCTCAAGCTTGTCTGTCTCGTCAGTCGCTTGCTCAAACAAATCAAAGCCCATGTAGTGTACTTCGTCTACGTTATCGTAAGCAGCAAGAGCCATTTCAATAGCACGTCCACCATTCCATGTCCCAGTCTCTGCAATAATAAATACTTCTTTATCTTGTGAGTAGTGACGTACAAGGGTAGCTAGTTGCTTGTATCTTCCTGGTCCAGTAACATCTTGTGATACACTGTTTGCCTTTTCTTTTACGGCGGCGACATCAAACTTTAAGTTGCCCTTGTTATGTACAAAGTATTCGTCCAACATGCACTGGTCAAAGACAGACAGACCACGTACACCTTCTGAAAGGTTACGAACTTTGGCTCCATGTGCTTCGTAGATTTTAAGTAGACGTGTAAAGATAAAGGCATCAGTCCACTCACGATAACCAAACACTTCGTCTGTGTCATAAGCACCACGTAAATCAATCAGCAAAGATGCTGCATTGTGGTACGCCATGTTGAATGCCATGAAGCCTGTCTCGCTATAGTCAATATCAATACGACCAAGGTGTACAATGTCTACCTCTGGAATCATAATCTTAGCAGCATCTTCTGCCTTAAACATTTTCTTTGTAACTGTGTCAGCATCAATCCATGCCAGCCAGCCTTGGTCTTGATTATCCAACATCTCAATGGCTACGTCTGTCAGTGCATATACTTTATGGCAAAAGCGAAGTGCATCCATACGGTAGTTGTATGGGGCTTCAGCGTAGTTACCATTCTTATCCTTGTTGCGTTCAATAAAGTTATTACGTGCATCAATACTTTCAATGTGTCGGTACTCAATGACACCATCTAAATCATTTAAAGGAAGTTCGTCAAGGCTGTCATAGCCTTCAACGTAAGCAATAAGCTTGGTGTCACTTGGCTTCCAGTTCTTAGCTACGGACTCAAGCATCATACGTGCATAGACATCCTCGTGTTTCTTATGAAAGCTTGTTACAAAGGTGTATGTCATTACATGTTCTCCAGTATTAGTTGTGTTGTTATTTCTGCTTCGGCTTGTTCCCACTCTTCAACGTAGGCTTCTTCAACAGGTCGGCTGGCCTTCCACTTATCAAACCAAGGACCTCCTGTAGTAAAGTGTACGTTCTTAGCCTCGACTTGTGGGTCAGAGAAACCGTCTAGCCAGTTCCACTCAGGATGGATAGCACCAATATCCTCGTCGTCTAGCCATCCAAAAGAATGGAGCCACCCACCAGTCCGAAGATTAACATCGTCTACTGTAAGCTTTAAGTTAGATGGGTGACTACAATCAAATAACATAAAGCTAGACCAGTTCTTTCTGTAGTATCTCGTCTGAGCTACACCGTCCATCTTAACAGAGGACTCTGGTTCATACTTATGTTGTACGCACTGTACTGCATACTCTTCGTTTTTTCCATAGACATCAAAGATACCTGCTATGTCTGCACGTACAAACATGTCGGCATCCATAAACAAAGCTAAGCCATCGTACTGGTTTAGTGCAGGTACGAGGAAGCGTGTGAAGGTAAAGTCTGTACTGAATGGTCGTCCATCAAACACATCATAGCGTTGATTAGGTTCGTGTAGGAAGACACGAGAGGCTCTGCGATACAAACCATTGCGGCGTAGTGCAGGCTCCATAAGTGGGATGATGTCATACTCTTTATTGTACTTACGAATAGAATGTGCCAGAACCTCAAAGGCTCTATGGTCACGGTCATCGTATCCAATATAAATTACGGGTCTTTTCTTCATTACATCTCCAAATAAATAATGGTGGTGAGCTAGAGGGATTGAGAGAGAAAGGAGGTTTAGCCCACCACCATATATATTATAGTAAATTATTTAGTTAATGTCAAGAAGTTTTTTACTTATGCCACATACCTTTCAGTCTTTGTTTGGCTGCTAGGTTTGCTGCTTTCTTTTCTTCATGTGTCATTGCTTGCCAGTTCTCCAAGTCACGTGAGGTGCGGCCACAATGTATACATGTGTCATGTAGGTTAGATAACTCACAGCTATCTACTGTAGTATCTGTGCTGGCCTTACATGGGCTTTTCATACTTAGCCTCCAGTTCGTCATACCCACCAAGGTATTGTCCGTCTACATTTATCTGAGGAACTGTTAGCTTACGTGGAAACATTTCCTTAAACTCTTCAATGGTAATGTCCTGCTTGACGGTGAAGTATTTGTAAGGGAGCTTCTTGTCCTTACATAACTCCACCGCCTTTTCGCAATGGACACAGTTAGGCTGTCCATATATTTCAATCATATCATTATAGTCCTTCAATGGGGTTGTAGTGCCAAACGTAGACCAATAGACCTACGATTGACAATAACAACACTGTTGATGCAATATAAAATTCTTTCATATCATTCTCCTATGTTAGGTCAACAACCTCACACGAGTCACCACTACATGCCATAGTCTGTGAGCCTGCTGTGTTATCTTCCTGTTCGTACTCAGACAGTCCAAGCCAGTCAATACGCTCTGGCATTTTAGCAAGGGCTTCCTCGTATGTTTCTTTATCACAGTCCTGATAAGGTGCTTGTGCATAGCTGTGGTCGCTGTGTGGTAGGAACGATACACCAGAACAGATGTCAAAGTTATCGTATACCCACGCACCTACCTTGAGCCATTCTTCCTCACGTACTGTGATAGTAACTGATGGCTTATGCTCACACCACTCAAGAGCATATACTTTCCATAGCTCAAGCTGTTCGATAGCAGTCATGTCGTTACGTGTCACTGCACCTTCTGGTGATTTGACTGGGAAGCTAAACACTGTGGTGCTGTCAGGCTTCATAACGCACGGCTCTGCTGGGATACCAGCGTTAGTTAGGAACTGCGTGAGAGGGTCTTTGTTATCACCCCGTACAGTGCGGATGTAATATTCGCTATGACGAGCATGAATGCCAGAAGCGCTATCAACCAGCTGCGACACAGTACCTGAAGGCTTGACACAAGTGATGGCCGCAGATGGATTAATTCCAAGCTGCTCAGCATAATCCCTGTTTGTCTGTACAGCAGAGTCACGAAGCTTGTTAAGTAACTTTGTAGATGGGTTGTTAGTGATTTCATTGTCCATAATTCCTGTCAAGCTTACGCCCAACAGCCTTTCCTCTTCAGTGTTCTTACGCCAGACAGGACGAAGGTACGGCATGTCTGTGTATGTTGATTGAATTGTTCCTAAGATTGTAGCAAGTCTTACTTTATTTGTCAAGGTTTTTTCTGTGTCGGTAGGACGAACAACAACCTCAGTCAGGTTACAGAACTGATAGGGACGCAGGATGATTTCACTGCAAGGGTTTGTACCCCACTCCATACCAGTGGTGCGGCGACCGTTACGTGCTACGTGTTTGTCTGCTGCAATGCGGCTAAAGATACCACGCTCACCAGACTTAGACTCGACAAGAGATAGCCACTCACGCATGAATGTTTCCATGTCAGGCTTGTCAGTGTAGGCTACAGAGTTGTTAGCCAAAGCACGTTGCCCTTCGTTCTCCCACCATTGACCAGACTTAGCGTGACGCATACGGTCATCAGATAGGTTAGACAAACTAATCATTGCACTGCGGCGAACACCACCTACTACAACTACCTCGCCAATCTTACACATGATGTCGTGGCACTCAACGCTGTTAAGCTTACGTCCTGCTGCGCCCTTGAACTTAGCTACAACAAACTTGAACAAGTCGTTCAATGGGTCAGGTCCAGAGGCACGTCCACCAAATGTCTTGAGGCGTTGACCTGCGGCACGAATCTTAGACAAGTCCCACTTGGGTACATCGCCTGTATACAAACCACTAATTAGTTTACGTAGTGCCTTAGCCCAGCCTTCCTTGCTGTCCTGTACAACGATAAGGTCTTCGCTGTCGTTGATGTCGGCTGGTACTTCAGGTAGCTTGGTGATTGCTTGACGCTCAACAGAGAAGCCAACTCCAGTACCACACAGCAGGATGAACATAGCTTCATCGAATGCACGTGGGTGGTCAACAGGCAGATAGCTACAGTTATATACACATGTGTTGTCACGTGCTGCGGCTGGTCCTGCAGTCATCAAGGCTCTCATGCTGGGCATTACCTGTAGGTTTAGGATGGCTTCTTGGATGTCGTTGACGTCCTTATCAGACACACCACTTGGACGCACGATGTTGTCGATGAAGCGACCAACTGTTTCGCCCCATGTTTCTCTGCGTCCTTCGTCATCCAGCCAACGTGCATAGCGTGACGTGGCGATGAATGTTTGGTAGTCCGATGGTAAGTAATTATTCAATGTATTTTTCTGTTTCATTTATGTGAAGCTCCTCTCCTGTTAATGCTTTCCAGCTGTATTTAAAATCAAATCGTGCGGCAGCTTGGCTAATCAAGTCTGCAATATATCGTGTCTCTGCCTGCGCTGTCTTGTCTAGCCGTTGGTTAACGACACGGGAGAAAGCATATAGTGAACCAGACCAGTACCATTCTGTGTACATGTTCTGTGGTAATACCATACGTGCCATCTCAGGAGCGATACCTACATCAAGCATACGTTCATACTCTGCAATAGCTGAGCGTGTGTACGAACCAATGTGATAGTCTATAGTATCATCTGAGCTACCCTGCTTTACATTGTCAGCTTTCTTGCGCCACGATTGAGGTGTGTAGAACTTGGGTGTATAGTCCACATAGCGGCGGCTGACTTCATTCCAAGCCAACCCCACTTGGTGTTTCACCAGCTGTCGTGCGACAAAGAGGGGAGCTTCAATACGAAACTGTAAGAAGCAGTGTGAGAAGGGCGACCAATGACCGTGCTTAGCCAAGTACTTGATTAAGTGTTTGTCCTCCATGCGAAGGTCGTTGATGTTGCCGTTCTTCTCTCGTTGTGATTCCTTGTTAAAGGATACACGAGCAGCATTAACTACTGTTAAGTCGCTGCCCATATGGTCGATTAGTGTTACTTGCATTGTGCCAAGTCTCCTATTATACTATACGTTTTCTACAGAAGCAATAAGCTTTTCGAGATACCACTGTGCTTTTTTTAAGTCTTCCACAGGCTTGCCCTTGTACTTGTAACGCCACATATATTTCATGCAGTTACCCTTAAGATACCCCTGGTATTCCTCGTCTGACATGCTGGCTTCGATAGCCTTGATTGCTTCCACACCCTTAGTGTTGTAGTGTGCTGGCTTATTTACTGGGTCGCTTGGCTCTTCAAAGTAATTGAACTTAGTGTCCAAGGATTGCATTGATTCTCTTTCTGACATAATCTATCTCTCCTGTCTGTAAAACTTTGTAAGCAAAGTCTCTCATGTATTCTGAGTCCACACCTGCATTGGTACATACTTCTTCAAAGTCCTCAGCCGTAGTGCCGACTGATGCAAAGAACCAAGCAGATGCTCTGTCTCTATCTATCCTAGCAGTCGAAGGCTCCCCTTCATATGCTGGTTTGGATGCGTCTAGCAGTGCCTGAAGTATCACACATAAGAACAATGTACGTTCAGGTGACGACTCATCAGGACGAAACTCATCCAAGTGAAATGTTATATTACTACCTGACACCCTGTTTGTCAAGCCACGTTTGTGGAATGCCTTCATTTAATTTGCAGTACATGTATCCGTACTTGTCACACCAATCTGCATACGTCATCTTACCACCCTTGTATAGCTTGCGGTGTGGGTTATCAAAGACAAAGCGTATGTCAAGGTCAGGGTATTGCGACTTAATGAACAGGTGTTTCTTCCTGTCCTCTGGCATGAACCTTCCCTTCACTTCTAAGATGACGCCGTTGGGTAGGAAAAAGTCTGGGATATAATTCTTATCCTCACGCCACTCGAATGGTAGCTTCTCTTTCTCATACACAAACTTAATCTTTTGCTTGTGAAGTTGCTGAGCAGCTTCGTACTCAGAGTTTGATTTGTATTCGTGATTATATTTTTTTCTTTTGAATCCCATTACACCTGTACTTCCTCAACGTCTGGGGTCTTCGCCACAGTTGTCAAGTAACGTACTCCATTAGAGTATTTGAATGCTCTCAGACCTTGACCACCATTGGCATCAGCCCAGCATTTCTTTTTGAATGAGCAGAAGACACAGCCAATAGCAAGCTTACGATTGCCAGACTTACCATCTTCCAAGTCTCCATAGCAACGAGCAGGTGGTGTATCTTTAGACACGACATCCTTCAGGTGGTTGACTCGTGATGGTGCGTCAATCATTTCCATGTCATGCACTGGTAAGATACATAGCTCACTGCTGTTCTTGTCGATAGCAAAGAAGGCTGCTTCCTTGCGGTTGTTTTTCGTAGCATACGCACTAATCTGTGCGATGTAACCAAAGGGGTCATCCTCTGACAGCCTGCCTTCCTTAAACTTCTTGAATGCGAATGACGATGCTGACTTGATGTCAACAAGTACACCATCAATCACACAGTCCTGATGTCCCAGCACACCCTCAACCTCTACGGTTTCCTGTGCCTCTGTTACTTCGTGACCTGATGCTTTGGTAAGACAAATCAGGAGAGCCTCAAGGACATGTCCCATAAGGAACTTAATCTTAGTCTGCCCATTGATGGACTCTCCTTCTTCGCCTTGTACTCCGTACCAAATCTGACGGTCTGGTTTGCCGATTGAAGACAGACGTAGGTGTGATGCACCTTCACGCTGACCTTCACGGAGTATGGTTTCGACAGCCTCTCGCACAAGACTGCCGACTTCATCAAGGGCTTCCTTAACATGTGACTGTTCGACATCAGCACCCTGCTCAAGCATAGTGTAAATGTCTGGTATCAGTGTGTCCAATGTCTTTGTCATTTGTTATCGTCCTTTCAGATACGTTAAAATGTTTTGCGGTGAGGACTGTTCATAAGGGTCGTCCTCTACATTGTGTCCCCAGCCTTTTTCTATAAAGCCTTGCACAATGTCCATGCCTTTTGTATGTACTGCATACCGCCATGACCTCGCTCCGAAGCCAAGGTTATCTTTGAACACTAACATGTTCATCTTGGTTGTGAACTTAGCAGAACCATCAGGGATTACCTTGACGTTCTGTAAGCCTTGGTCTTTCGCCCACTTGTTCATAACGAATGAGTCGTTAACAGACAGACAATAGATGTCGTCAATGCCCTGCTCCTTGAACTCACCATACAACTTCTCGAAGTCTGGTAGCTGATAGGTAGAGCAGGTAGGTGTGAACGCACCTGGAAGTGCAAACAAGATGCACTCTTTATTACCGAACAGGCTATAGGTTGTCACATCTTCCCAACGATAGGGGTTGTCACCTTCTATGTTATCATCACGAACTCTTGTGTGGAATAACACGCTTGGAAGTTTATCTGGTAAATACATTTACTTATACTGGCTTGCGTTTACTGCTTGTGTAATCACATCAACCATGTCATCGAAGGTGTTGCAGATTACCTTGGTTGTGTGATAGTCATCATCAGATGTACTGCCTGTGTAGTCTACGATGAAACCATTCTCTGCGAACTCAAGGTTCACACGGTCTACGTCTTTAATAATAACTTTATCTGTCATTTATTTCTCCTTAAGTTTTGTCATAACCTCAGCCTGAAGTTCTGCATACTTTCTAAATGAGCGAAGCTCAAAGTAAGTAAAGGCAACGAAGACTGAGATAAGTACAATGTGCAATACGATTAGTGTCTGTGTTAATTGTTCAATCATTTTTATCCTATATAAGTGGAGCGAGGAAGAAGAATCGAACTCCTGTTTACAGCTTATAGTACGCTGCGGTATTACCACTATACTATCCTCGCATTTTGGTGAGCATAGCAGGATTCGAACCTGCGACCTACAGCTTAGAAGGCTGTTGCTCTATCCAGCTGAGCTATATGCCCTCTGTTGTGTGTTACTTACGTTTAACTACTCGTTTAATTTTCTGTGCCTTGTGTGAAATATATTCTTCCTCGTCTGCAAAGAAGTTGTGTAACCCCTTTAGTAGACGTAGCTGTACTGCCTTGAGCAGACGACCACGTGGGAAGAACCAACCGACAAGAAAGCCTACGATAAATGCGTATAGTGACACAAGTGCTGGTGCTAAATTAATATCCATTATAATCTCCTGATAAAAGGTGATGGAGTCCCCGTCCCGTATCCATCTTCAGCTGCCAACTTTTTGACTGCAGCCCCCGTGCTATAGCTAGTGATTAGAAAGGAACTTCGTCACTAACTGTTTCTTGGATTGGTGCAGATGCAGTTCCGATAACATCAAAGTCTTCTGCATTACCACCTGCATAAGGTACATGCTCTACAATCTGAACACGCTTAAGGATAGGTGATACTCCAGCCTTACCATTCATACTCCACTCGAATGGTGTGTACTGCACGTTTGCAATACTACCGTTGCCCACAAGTTCTTTGAATGGTTTCTTCTGCCCATCCATTACAACTGGTGCATCGTTCTGTGTACCGTCACGGCGTGATACCTTCTGACGAATGTGTACAAAGTCACCACGCTCATCGCCTTTGTTCTTAATGTCAACACCATCTGCCTCAAAAGCTTTGCGGTTGTTGTCGTCTACTAGCATGTCCAAACCCCACTCTGGTTCGTACGTTGTGTTAGGTGCTTGAATTGATGCCCAATAAACTTTTCCTGATACAATAGTCATATGTTTTAATCTCCTAAATTGGTTTTCGTTTTGGTTTTCGTATCACAAACAACACCATTGTTGCTGCGATTTTCAAAGTATCTCACATCTGCAATAGAATGTCAAGAACTTTTTTCACTTTAGTGAGTGTCGCACCAAGTTACCCCAGTCTTATACTCACAATCAAGAGGACAATTAACATTGAGCGACTGCTCTGTCAGCTTCATTGCCTTCTTGGTAACAGCACCGAAGGCTTCTTCCTGTCCCTTGCGTACTTCGAATTGGTATTCGTCATGTACACTAGCGACAAGCTTGAAGTCTAGCTGTGCCTTGGTTGCCTCAATGATAATAAACTTAAGCCACTCCTTACATACGATAGCACCAGCCCCTTGCAATAGCAGGTTAAGTGCTGCATGTTTGTTACGTACCTTAAGTATGCGACCATCAAGGCCAAGTAGATAACCTCTGTTAGACAACGTGTCTACCTTAGAACGCAATGTCTTAAGGGCAGGCATGTTATCAAGGAAGTTATTAATCAGACGCTGACCATCTTTGGCTGTGCCATTGACGACCTGTCCAATCTTACCAGCACCAGCACCATACAGGAACGCATAGATAAATGTCTTTGCGTTGTCTCTGGTTGGTAGCCCTGCTGCTTTCTGGTTAGCTGTATGAACGTCACCCTCTACAACTTCTTTCGTGTAGGCTGCGTCATTCATGTAGTGTGCCAGCATTCGTAGCTCAAGTCCTGATGCGTCAGTACCCAGCAACACGTAGTCGTCTGAGCTTACTGTCCACAATGCTCTGCACTCCTTACCATAGGGTGAGTAGACAGCAGGAACCTGTGCCATGTTAGGTGATGTGTGAGCCATACGTCCTGTAATGGTACGTAATGTAAGCACTCGTCCATGCACCTTGTCGTTCTCGTCTGCCGCTTCAATCCATGATTTGATTTGCGACACACGCTTCTCAAGTAATAGATACTGTGCAATCAGCTGAGCCTCTGGTATGTCAGTCACCTTAGACAACACTTCCTCTGAGACAATAGCCTGTCCCTTCTCAGTGTAGGCATGTGGCTTCCAACCAAGGGCAGACAATCGTTCTGCTATCTGCTTACGTGACCCTGGATTAAATACTATTACATTATCTTTAAGTCTCTTACCTGTCTTCTCAGATATTCTAATCTGTGTGATAGGCTTGAAGACTTCTTGAAGTTGATTGTTAATCTTAGCTGATTCGTCAGACAACTTAGCAACCAAGAGCATAGCATTCATCACGTCAAGTGTGAACCCGTTCTGTTCCTGCTTGTCAATGACTGCACGAATCTGATGCTCAAGTTTAATGCTACGTGCTGAGAAGCCCTTCATCGTAGGGACAAGAGCATTGTATACCTTGGCGGTAAGCTCTACGTCACGAACACAATAGGTAAGCATCTGGTCTGAGTAGCCTGAGAAGTCACTGAACTCTAGCTTAGGATACCCGAAGGTCTTACCCCATGCTTCAAGTGAATGACCACCATCTCGCATTGGGTCTGCCATCTGTGACATGATAAGTGTATCACGTATCTTACTAAGAGGTATGTCTACACCAAGTAATCTTTTTAAAACTGGAGCATCAAAAGACACACCATTGTGCATAACAATAATATCGGCAGACTCAATGAGTTCTTTTGCATGGTGGATATAGTCTGGTTTATAAGTGTATATACGTTGTTCATCTAAATCCTTTGCTACAATACAATAAATAGTAGTAGCATCTAAGCTATCTGTTTCAATGTCTACTACTAATCTTTTCATACTTCGATTAACTCCGCTTGTTGGTAAGGCACGTGGAAGAACTGTTCTCCCTTTAGGATGCGACCACCCTGTGCTTCTTTAACTTCCGACTTGGCTACTGTGTCACCACTGATACGCCATGCGGCTGTCATGTCTGGTCGTATGATGTAGAAGTGTAACACTCCCTTGTCACCAACCGCATTGATAAGTTTATGTTTGCGATATGGAATACGTATCTCTTTCCAGTTAGGATTCCAATCACCTTTCCATCCATACTTTATCTCTGCCTCACTGAAGAAGTTAGTATAATCCATTTTGCTTTTAATGTCAACTGAAAAATCTTCATCTGTATCTAAGATTGTATGTCCTGCTGTGGATAAGAAATCAATCACCCACTGCTTAGCCTTGTTGTCTGAGCGTTCATACCTCTCTCGTGAGAAAGGAATGTTTACGCTACCTACGATTGGTTTAAGTTGTGTCATAGGTAATCTCCTGTTTCTACTGTGTCAAAGTCCTCTGCATTAGGGTCGTTAATCTCTGTCATGCGCCCAGTGTCACGGTCATACAATAGGAATGCACCAATGCCTGTCTCACCAGCATAGCGGTTCTTGAGGACACGCACTGTTGTGGTGTTGGCTACGATAGGGTCGGTTGCCTGTTGGTCACGCTCCATTGCAATCACAGCGTCACTAATCTGTGCGATACTGTGTGAGCCACGTAGCATAGACAGGCTAATCTGTGTGCCTTGCTCCTGCCCCTTGTCACCTGATGCACGGCGTAAGTGAGACACAAGAAGGACACAGCACTGCGTCTCTTCCACAAGTGAACGTAGCTTGGTCATCATCTTGTCGATGTTGCGGCGTTCGTCGTCACCCTCAAGGCCAGACACAAGGATAGACAAGTGGTCAAGGATAATATACTTGCAGTCCAAAGCCTTAATCATGTAGCGAATCTTGGATAAGATTTCGTCAGTCTCAATGGAACCGAAGTGGTCGAATGCAAACACACGTCCCGTGCCTACAGTGGCTTCCTCGTATAGCTTGAGTTGCTCTGGTGATACAGTCTTACGCACCTCCTCAATGTATAGACGCTTGCTTGCTTCTACAGACATGAGGTGGAAGATGGTTTGCTTGACGCTTTCTTCAAGGCTGATGATGCCGATGTTGTGTTCGGTGTTGTTGAGTAGGTGATGCTCAAGCTCTCGCATGATGCTAGACTTACCAGCACCAGTGCCTGCTGTGAATGTAATCAACTCACCTGTTCGCATACCATACAGCATGTCGTTCAGTCCTTCGTATGGGTAAGGCACAGACACCTTGTCGTCCGTATCATACAGACCATCGAAGTCCTTGAGGTTTACGATACCTGCTGGTGTGTATGGCTGTGCTTCCCAGAACAATCGGATGAAGTCCTCTGCTCTGCCATGCTTGAGATACTCGTTAGCATCCTTGCCACGTAGCTTCATTACCTTACACTTGTTAGGCTCGAACAACTGTGCAACCTGTGCCGCCGCCGCCTTGCCATGCTCGTCGTTGTCAAAGCATAGCACGATGTTGTCGAACTTGTTGAGCCACTGTAGCTGTGCCTTGCAATCCTTGATGGCTGATTGTGCGCCATTACGAACCGACACAACAGGCCACTTGCTACCCATCATCTGATAGGCAGACACTGCATCAAGCTCACCCTCACAGATGGTGATGAACTTGCCAGCCTGACCGAACAACTGCTGTCCGAACAGTGTGCCTTGTGTCATTGCTCCCTCTGCGTGGAACTCCTTGTTGGCTACGTGACGAACCTTGTTGGCAACGTGTGTGCCGTTCATGTCGTAGTATGGGTAGATGTGCTTGCCTTCTGTCTGTGTGATACCATATGCACGAGCCGCTTCGAGGCTGATGTTGCGGTCAGGGATGGCAGCGAACTGCCCCTGTGATAGACGTGCAACCTGTGTATTCTGTGGTGTAGGTATTGTAGGCACTGTGTTCTGCATTGATGTGTGTCCTTCTTGATTAGGTGATGGTGTAAACTTCTCGCAAACAAAGCAGTAGGCATGACCATCATCGTAGTGGATGTTGCCATCGGATGAGCCGCATGAACCGCACTCACCCCTGCTTATAACTTTCGAATCATTTGTCATCTGCATAATATACCCCGAACTCTTTGCCCTTATCGTAGATGAAGAGCTTACCATTAACCATCTGTGTCTGGAAGTTCATGCTCTCCGCAAGCAAGGCACGAAAGCGAAGGAACTCTTCCTTGTCTCGCACCTTCTCCATGAAGGCTGGTGAACATCCCGTAGACTTATACATCATTTGATACATTTGAAACCTCTTTGATTGCTTGTGCCATAGTCTTCTTAGTCGTGGCCTTGTTCTGAACTGTGATTGCTCTGCGTCTAATGCTACGCATCTTCTGCTTCTTTGTTTGTTTACTCATGGTCATTGTCCTTTCGTGTCAACTCCATTGGATGAAACCTACTCCATGCCCTGCCTAATGTCAAGCGTTTCTTTTCATACCATTCCTTTGTTCGCCTCAGTGTTTGTTTCCTGCGGCGTTCATCTCGTTCTTTCTTCTCGTCATCTGTCATGTCATTCACTCCTATGTAGGTATGCCAGTGTCAAGTATGTGTTATCCTCTGCCTTCCATGACCGACTGTCATACTGATAGGCACTACCCATCTTAGAACGTATGCGGTCAAGCCATGTCATTGCATCATCGCTATCAGCAAACAACCTGCCATGAAACTCAGGCATCTTCTTTAGTTTACGTAAGGACACCTGCTTCATTCGTCAAACTCACTCTCTGAAATGCCAAAGGCAAAGGTCACGTTCTCTGTATACATCTCGTCTGCTTCTTCTCGTGCCATCTTCTTGGCATCCTTCTGGTTGTATCCTTCGTCAAGGTATTGGTGATACAATTCCCTGAACAACTGTCGCTTATCTTTTTCCCATAGGTTCTTAGTCATATCAATCCCACCTGTAAAAAATGTGTTCGTCAATCATTACTACTCGTGTGTGATGCTCAGCCCAAGAAGGCCAGACATAATCTGCGTGGTAGTGTGTTGCACCTTCAAGCAATCCAACTGCATAGCCATCAAGTGCCGCCTCTGCAATCTCAAGAGAGGTTACAAATGCTTCTGCATTACGTGGCTCATCAGACAATCCATCGCAGTAGAAACTAAACTGACAACGATTACGGGCTGGCTTACTCTGCCAGTGTATGCCCTGTGTTACTACGCCACAGACATCATCAGGGAAGCGGTCATCCATCATGCGGTTCATTACTACCTGTGCGACAGCCAACTGTCCGACTGTGCTTTGGTTACGTGCCTCGTGATATACTGTCAACGCAAGGCACATGATTGGTGTTACAAATAAATCCATATCAATACCCATCATTCCAAATTTGTTCACGCTCCCACTCTTTACCAAGGCGGTCATGCACTGTGGCACGATTGGTCTTGACCTTCACCCGTTCCTTACGTCCACGGCTATTAGTCTTTGTTTCCCAGATACTTAGGATGTTATCCTCATACCAAGGCTTAAACATTCGTGTGTGTTTATTGCTCATTTTTTTCCTCGTTGTCTATTACTAGTTCTAGTTTAACTTTCTGTGGTTCTTGTGTCAGTGCATCATATGTCATGTCAACTACGTTGATTGTATTTTCTTCGGCCTCAATGTCCAAGACATACTCGTCTTCAGATAGGTCACGCACTACGATATACTCAAGCCACTCAATCGGCATTGGGTCTTCGCCAATAATCGGCCACCAATGTTGTTGTCCTACGTCTTTCATGTCTGTGTCAATCACAAATGTTACTTCATAGCGAGCCATGTTAGCCCCTTCCTGTATATGTTTTAATAAAATATTCCTTGAGCCATGCCTTAAACTCTGGCCGCTTGTCAAGGAAGTCAATGGTCTGGCGGTGCGACAACTCGTTGCCATACAGCCACTTGCGTAGTGATTCGTATTCCTTTTCTTTATCTTTATCCTCTGTCATGTCGTGCCTTCATTAGGTTGTAGATGTTGATGGATGTGTTCAACCACACACCCACCATAATTACTATCTCAACATACGATATTGTTGCTGGAATGTCAAGCATTAATGTAACACCCTTTCTTCGCCAATGAGCAGGTCGAGTAACTCTTTGTCGGTCAACTCATCGGCATCCATTACGTCCTTCATCTGGTTGAAAGCCATGACCATAAAGCTGGCCTCCACTTGTGTGCCGTCCTTTTCCCATGACACAATGGCCTTTACTTCTTCTACTGTAGACATGCAGTCTATGCTCTCGCCTTCCTTGTCAGTGCCTAACAGCAGACCACGACCAGCCAGTGGCTGTTCAAAACCATCTATCTTGAAGAACCTTTGGTTCTCTACATACAAGCCTTCGTCATCAACGAACAGCGTGTCATCGCTTGTGTTAGGAAGATATACTGTGGTAAATAAGTCACACTCTATCAGACCATAGATGTCTTTGTAGTCTCCACTATAGTCCACTTCTTCAATCGTTTGGGTAAACGGGTCAATCAATATAGCACGTAATACCATTAGGTTTTCTCCTTCATTTCTATTAAATAATCAATTGCTTTTTCTATTAGTTTAGGGTCGTCACGAAACTGTCCCATTGCTAGGTTGCATTTCTTACACACAACATCTCTTACTTCCCCTGTCTCATGGCAATGGTCAATGGCTACTGTGTTTGTATGTAGTTTCATTTCAGTTTCACATACTTTGCATTTGTAATCATGTGCGGCCAATCTTTCTTCTACCCACTCAATGCTCACACCATACTTGTGTTTAATATGTGCTTTATATTGATTCTCTTTTAATTTTTGTGGGTCTGCACGTTGCTTCCACTCCTTACCAACATCTGAGTGACAGGCTTTACATCTATGGTTATGCCCATCTTTTCGTGCGGTATCTTTGCTGAAAAGAGATAAGTCTTTCTTCTCTTTACATCTACTACACTGTTTCATTTATGTTCTCCATTAAATGTTTTATCGCTTTCTCCATCGCTTCAATGTTGTCACCAAACATTCCAAGACCTATGTTACAGTTATTACAAAGCATTGCCCTTATGTTTCCTGTCTTGTGACAGTGGTCAACTCTAAGTATATAACTTCTGGGTTTAGCCCCACATATGTAACAACATCCCTTCTGTTCTTCTATCATAACATCAACTACTTCCGAAGTAATACCATACTTGTTCATGTAGTTGTTGTTTCTTATCTGTTCTTTTCTTTTCTGTATGTAATCCATGTTATGTTGCACCCCTAACTTTTAAGATAGGTATAGTATAACACACATTGGGTCGCATCATTCGTAATCCTCTGTGTATCGTTGTTTGAATTTCATTGTTAGTCGTAGGTATTTCTTGCCATCATCGTAGTCGTCCCAATTAAAATCCCATTGGTCGCCACAATACTTGGTAAGTAGCGTCA